TTACCACATATTGCTGGAACTGCGGAGCACGATGGGGGCGTAACAGCCCCCCGTATAAATCTACATTCTCCGCGAACTGCGCGTGTTTTTGCGACAGCCCTTGTGGTTTGAGCTTGGGGATTTCGCCATCAAAATCTAAAAACCTCATTAGAACCAACCTACCTCTACGACACCGCCGTTGTAAACGAGTTCTACCACCGTCTCAACGCCTGTGTTTGGGTTGTCAATACCAATCGTGCCATTAGCAGGAATGGAAAACCGAGAACCTAAAATGCGCCCCTCGGTGCGGAGGTAAACTTCCGCCCCAGCAGGACCGCTGACAATAACTTTGCCATTGCGATAAATCATACCGAACGAGGCTGTGTGTCCAATAGGACCGCGCGGACCGATGGTACTGCCTGCGTCTACTTTCGCCCCATCAGAGAGATTGACAATCAAATGCCCATCGCTATCAATATTCAAGTCTGTGATGCCCGTACCTGCGCGAGGTTTCCAAGTTCCCAGCGATTTCGTACCACCCTCAGGAGTAATGATAAACAGCTCAAACGTACCATCCTCGTGTTCAGACATCTGAATCTTACCCGCGTCATCGCCTTGTGGACCTGTCGGGCCTGCTGGGCCTTGTGGGCCTGTATCGCCTTTTTCCCCGCGTGGGCCTTGTGCAGCGACCACCGTACCGATGGTATGCGAATCCCCCTTGCTGTCCGTCCAGCGTAAGGTGTTGTGTTCGTCGATGGAGATGCCTGTGATGCTGATACCATCCGCGCCGTTGCGTCCCGCTGGACCTTGTGGCCCGCGCCGACCCTCGCCTGATTTATTCTGCCCCGAACCGCAGCCACAATCGCTGTCAGTCGCCAGCTTATTACAATCAAGGCTCAGGGTATTCGTCTCGCAGTCGTACTCCAACGGCGACTTGACGTTGATACCAATCTCGCGGGCAATGGCTTGGATGTACTCGCGGCTGGTGTAATCATAGGACACTCGGGCGTTGCTGTTGATACATTCACAGCCGTTGCCGCGCTCCACGGTTAGTACGTCGCCCGCACGGGCAGTAACACGCATTTGTTCACAGCAGCCATCGCAACCCTCAACCATCACAAAGAAAAACTGGTCGCCCACAAGCTCAGGAAAATACGCGCCATGCCCTTTCATTAAGTGGATGGTGGTGTCTCCAAGGCGCACGGGTTCTGATAAATAACCGTAGCCCTGCAAAGAACAGGGCAGGGTTTGTAGTCGCGCAGGGCAGGTGTTCATGGTTGTTGCTCCAATCTGTGCGCCAGCAGTTCGTCAAACACCGACTTCGTGAACTCAGACTGCACGCAGCTACCGAAAGAAAACGATGTAGCTACGGTGTCATGTTGCCCACGCTCAATCGCCAACGTGATAGTTGAAGCAGGTTGAAGCTCTGCGGTGTGGGTGTATTTAACCACTTCCAAGATGCTATGCAGCCGCAGGACCAAATAGATGTGGTCGCCGATAGGTAGGCGGTTCAAACGTTCGCGCAACCCACGCACGGGCTGCAATTTCATAACAAGGTCCGTAGACTTCAACGGCGCAAGCAGACGAGTGTCCACAAAATCAACATGGTTTACCGACATTTTTTCTCTCCATCAACTGCCGTAATTCTACCATCCTCGCCAATCGTGATGCAGGTGTTGCAGTCCAAACAATACACACCAGCGTCCACCGTGGTCGGCGCTGTGCCGAGAACACATTGGCGAGAGAACTCGCATAGCTGCGCGGGATTCCACTCAACCTCAATGCAACTCTCAACCGCCCACGTTTGCGCTTGGGTGTTGTCCTGCCCGCGCACCACATGGAGTACGTCGCCTTTCACGGCGAGAACTTTAACGTGCTCATACTTTCCGTGGCTGCGGATGGTGGCGTAGAAATAGTCCGTCTCAGGTACACGGAAACGAAGCCCCTCCCCAAAACGCACATAAATCTCTGTGGCTTCGGTAGAAAGGGCTTTGGATAATTTGCTGTGGCTAGACCACTTACTTACATTGATTGCCATTGCATTCCTCACAGTTGCCTAGCGGCTGTTCAGTTTCTATATCGGGTGTAGGCACGCAGCCTACACAACAATGTGCTGGCGCGTGGCAAGGCGCGGTGTCCAACTCTACGCTTACTGTATTCATTTTCGCCCAGCACTTGCGTTTTCTAAACAACCAAGTGTAACAAGATACACCATTCAAATATAAATCTGCTTCATAGTAACCTGCGTCCAGTTCACGGAAACAATCAGACCACACGAAGCATACGTTCCCCTCTCGGTCTGCGCGTATAGGGCACTCCGTTGTCAATACGCGACACAACCCGCGCTTGCGGACTTTTAACTCAATACAGTAAATCTGTGCTGGAACTTTAACAGGTTCACAACCGATGTACTGGTGCAAGGAGAAACAACGCTCGTATTCCTCATCGCTCAGGCACACAGCATCTTGGACGCGTACTTTCGGTGGGCACTTTGGTTCGCAGGGGTTATTACATGGTGGGCAAATATCCACACAACCGAAGTCAGGCGGCGGAGCAAAGCAACCTAAATCATCGTCGCACGTCGGGCGAAACTTGTAACGTTCTGCCATCACGCCTCCTTAAATAAAGCAGCCGCC